GTACTTCAGAATCTTCCGTGTTGACGGACTTATGACTTAATTTTAAGTTATATTGATTCACCTAAAGGGACTCTTCGGAGTCCCTTTTTTTATGCCTTGAATTTAAGCCCTTATAAATACTATTATGGAAAACACTGAAGAAGACGGAAGATGGAATTGGTGGGGAACACTGGTCATAGAGCCAGAAGAGGAAGAAGATGACACTAACAACGAATAAGAATTTTTTGAGCCCTGTAGGGTTTCAATTTAAGATTGATGCTAAAGAGTTTCCTAATGTTGAGTATTTCTGCACTGCAGTAACCTTACCTGGAATATCTCTAGCTGAGTCAACTGTGCCGTTTAGAGGCGTGAATATAGCAATGGCAGGTGATAGATTAAACTTTGATGAACTAGCTATTAGGTTTAATGTTACCGAAGATATGGATAACTATATTGAAATGTTTAATTGGATGCATAATATCATTAAGGATCCAAAAGGTGAGTCTTTGAAGTATGATGCAACCCTGTCTATATTAACATCACACAACAATGTAAGTAAAGAGATTACATTTAGAGATTGTTTTCCCACTACTCTTTCTGCACTAGAATTTTCTACACAGCAAACTGATGTTGAATACCTCCAAGCAGATGCTTCATTTAAATATACATACTATGAGATAAAATAAAGGGTTTACTTTTGTCTGGATTTGTAGTATAATAGTACTTAAAACAGATTATTTTTAAACCAGTGAGATTACATTATGAATAACTTAGAAAAAATATTAGAAATGTGGAAGAAGGACTCTCTCATAGACGAGATGAGACTTGATGAATCCTCCCGGGATTCGGCTAAACTCCACTCCAAATACCTAGAACTATATAGCGTAAATAAGATGAGACTTAAAAAGCTCGATCTTGACTTTAAGATTATTCTTAGAGATAAGTTTATGCATTATAACGGTAAACTAACTAAAGCAGAGATGGACGAGAAAGGGTGGGATTATGATCCACTTAATGGGTTAACTGTACTTAAAGGCGATATGGATAAGTGGTATGACGCCGATCCAGTTGTTCAAGCTCATCAAGCCAAGATGGAATATACCAAAGAGATGTGCGATTGTCTTAAAGAGATAATGGAGAACATTAAGTGGCGACATCAAAATATTAAGAACATGATTGATTGGAGAAAGTTCACTAGTGGTATTTAAAATATACGAACACAGGTATACCTTTAAGGGACAGTTTGCATATGCAGCAGATATGATTAGATTGTCTTTAGAAATGATGGGCCATACAGAAGGCGATAATCCAGACTTACACATATATAACCATACGTGTAGAGACTTAGAACCTGATATGCCAGAGAATAGTATCATATTCAAACCTACAGCACCTACTAGCCAACACTTTCAAATATGCGATACCGGGTATGCTAATAGTTCTGCTCTCACGTTTGACGATCCGACACCTTATACGGATTGGAGACCGTACGATGTTACAGAGTGGAATGAAATAGAATCCCTCATAGAAAGAAGAGCTAATAAGTGGGATCAATCAATTATAATAAACGGTTGGGATGAAGTTAAAGATGTAAAGGACGATCATATACTTGTTATAGGTCAAATGCCCGACGATGAAACTGTTAATGGTTTTGGGTTTAAAGGTCATATTAATAGAATTGATATGATTCTTGATAAACTAGAAGGTGAGGATATAGTACTTAAACTGCATCCCAGATATAAAGCATCGACAGTGGCTGAGAAACGAGTTTATAGAAAATGGGAAGAAATGAAGAATGTTCAAATTCTAAACGGTTTTACCACAATACATTCAGTACTACCTAAGACCCGTGTTGCTATATTAGATAATAGCACTGCTGGTATAGAGTGTATGATGCATGATGTGCCTATGATTACATACGGATATCCAGACTATCATTGGGTCACACAAGACATGAGATCCTTAACTCAGCTAAGAGGAATGATAAACACAGTTGATAACTGGTATAATAAAGAACTAACACGAAGGTTCTTATGTTACTATGTTTTTGAATACCTATGTAGTGATATAGATACTACTATGAATAGACTGAAAGAATTATTGTAATGGATATTTTGGATCATATAGAGAAAAAGCAAGGGCGCTGGAATTCCTTAACCCAATTAAGAGACTATATATTAGAGAACACTAATGAAAAAATAGTGGACTTTGATGGAATTCAACTTAAAACTAAGTATAAGCGAAAGATTCGTACATACTCTTTATATAACGGAACTGTATCTTGGACATAATAAAGGTCAAAAAGAAGAATGAATCCTTCTTGGAGATAATCACAGACCCCTCTATCGAAATGGAATTAGCAGAACACTTTTGTTTTTTCGTGCCAGGCTATAAATTCATGCCTGCATATAAGAATAGAATGTGGGATGGTAAAATCAGACTCTTTGACTTGAGAAAGAAAACTCTATATTCTGGGTTATTCCAGTATATGCAAGAGTTTGCTAATGCTCGACAGTATGATATACAACCGGAACCTAATAGAACATATGGTCTAGCTGGTACAAAGAATATTATAGACATACCTGCATTGCTTAATGAGATAACGCTTACTGCTGGTGGTAATGAAATCACACCACGTGATTATCAGATAGCTGCACTAGAACATGCTCTTACCAACGGGCAGTCTTTATTACTATCACCTACCGCTTCGGGTAAGTCACTTATTATTTACTTGGCTATTAGGCACTTCTTAGAAGAATCTGATCAGAGTGTTCTACTTATTGTCCCGACCACTTCACTAGTCGAACAGATGTATTCAGACTTTGCTGACTACTCTCAGTTTGATGAGTGGGAAGTAACTGAGAACTGTCATAAGATTTATGCCGGTAAAGAGAAGTATAAAGTGAAACCACGAGTTGTCATAACCACTTGGCAGTCAATATATAAAGAAAGTGCAGGATGGTTCCAGCCGTTTGGTATGGTCGTAGGAGATGAGGCACACGCTTTTAAGGCTAAGTCACTGACCTCTATCCTAGAGAAGTGTACTGAGTGTAGATATAGAATGGGAACTACAGGTACTTTGGATGGGACACAGACTCACCAATTAGTGTTAGAAGGTTTATTTGGCCCAGTACATAAGGTTACTACTACTAAGAAGTTAATGGATAACAACGATTTAGCACAGTTAGATATTAACATATTACTGTTAAAGTATGCTGACGAGTTCTGCAGGATTAAAAGAGATTACCAGCAAGAGATGGACTTTATTGTCCAGTATGAACCTAGAAATAACTTCATATCCAATCTAGCTATAGACTGTACGGGTAATACTCTTGTGCTATTCCAATATGTCGATAAGCACGGCAAACCTCTACATGATATGCTACGAGATAAATTAAAGGATACAGATAGGAATCTGTTCTATGTAAGTGGAGAAACCAATGTTGACGACAGAGAAAATGTCAGAGCTCTTACCGAAACGCAAGATGACGCGATTATTGTGGCGAGTATGGGTACTTTTAGTACTGGTATTAATATTAAGCGTCTTCACAATATCATATTTGCTTCACCAAGTAAGTCTCAGATTAGGGTTCTCCAGTCGATAGGTAGAGGATTAAGGAAGTCAGCTGATGGTATAGATACTAAGGTATATGATATTGCAGATGATTTACATTGGAAGAGTAAGAAGAACTACACCTTGGTTCATGCGGCAGAGCGCATTAAAATATATGCTAAAGAAAAATTTGACTACAATGTTTACGATATAAATATATAATATGAAAGACTTAAACATACGGAATTTTAAACTAATCAACGGTGATAATATCATCGCTTTAGTGAGTAGTGACAATCCAGACAACTATCTGGTTGAAAGGCCTATTGCAGTCTATAGCACTATGATTGGTGGTTACCAGTTTAGCCCATGGTTTCCCTTCTCTGACCAAAAGAGATACACCATTGATAAGCATAACATTATGACCAGTTCTAGTGTAGTAGATTCTATGAAGAAGGAGTATATCAAGTATGCACTCTCGGCCCAAAAGGCCTTCGAGCCTCCGGAGAGTCAAGATGCATTATTAAATAAAATAACAGATGAGATATGTAATAGATTTGAAGATGAAGTAGATGAAGTTTACCCCGTAGATAACGTCAATAACCATACGGAAATAGTACATTAGTTGTGGTATACCTCTACCCCTCCCGGTTGACTTATATATTATACTACACTTAGCCGCTTTTGTCAACCCTTTTCTACAAATAAAATAAATAAAATAACACTTTACTTTGCCTTGAAAGTGTAGTATAATATACTATCATATGGAGGAAACCCACTAATGTCTAAACTAAAACCAAAAGAAAAACCCCATTACGTGAACAATAGAGACTTCTCAGAAGCAGTCTATGATTATGCAAAGGAAGCTCTTAGTGCTAGAACGGATGAAACACCTTTGCCCATAGTATCCGACTATATCGCCACATGCTTTATGAAGATCGCAGAGGGCCTATCTCACAGACCTAACTTTGTAAGATACACTTACCGAGAAGAAATGGTAATGGATGCAGTAGAAAATTGTCTACGAGCTATTGGTAACTATAACATCGAAGCTTCAACTAGGACAGGCAAACCCAATGCATTCTCTTACTTCACTCAGATATGTTACTTCGCCTTTATTAGACGAATAACCAAAGAGAAGAAGCAACAGGATATTAAGTTTAGATATATTGAGAAATGTGGCATTGAGGACTTTATTGCTATGGGTATGGACGGAGAAGGTGCAGAACAAAGTGCACAGTATGTTGATACCCTAAGAAATAGAATTGATCAAGTTAGGTCCAAAGACGCAAAGATTAAAGAATTTGCCAAAGAAGAGAAGCTTAAAGCTAAAGATAAACTAGAACTGTTTATGGTGTAATATATGAAAATCGCTATATTAAATGATACCCACGCAGGTGTTAGAAATTCATCAGATATATTCATAAAGTACCAAGAGAGATTCTACACAGAAATTTTCTTTCCGTACCTTAAAGAACATAATATCAAGAACATCCTGCATCTAGGTGATTACTATGAACATCGCAAGTTTGTTAACTTCAAGGCTCTTCATGCCAATCGTAAGCATTTCTTGGAGCCAATGCGTGATCTAGGTATTACTATGGATATCATTCCCGGCAATCATGATGTGTTTTATAAGAACACCAATGAGCTATGTTCACTTAAAGAACTCTTAGGGTACTTCACTAGTAACGTAAACATTATTATGAAGCCTACTGTGTTGGATTATGATGGTCTCGGAGTCGCAGTTATTCCATGGATTAATAATGCCAACTACCAAGAATATGTAGATTTTGCTATGACATGTAAGGCGCCCATTTTAGGAGCTCACTTGGAGTTGAAGGGATTCGACTTACTTGCTGGTGTTCCTAATCCTCACGGTATGAATGCAGATATATTCTCACGGTTTGAGCAAGTAGTATCTGGTCATTTCCATACAAGATCGAGCCAAGGCAACGTGTCTTATTTGGGTTCTCAAATGGAATTCACTTGGGCCGATGTAGATGATCCTAAATTTTTCCATATATTGGATACCGAAACTAGAGAGATTACTCCAGTACGTAACCCCATTACTATGTTTAAAAAGGTCATTTATGACGACACTAAGACAGATTATAATACTGTAGATGTGTCACAATACACCAAAAAGTTTATTAAACTCATTGTTATAAATAAAACTGACTTGTATATGTTTGATAAGTTTGTCGATAAACTACAATCTATTGAAACATATGAGCTGAAGATTGCAGAGTCATTTGAAGAGTATCTGGGAGAAAGTGTTGATGATGAAAAAATCTCCCTAGAAGATACTACAGAGCTTCTTGATTCATATGTTAATGCAGTAGAGACCGACTTAGATAAAGACCACATTAAGGTTGAATTAAGAAAGCTATACACTGAAGCACAAAACCTCGAGGTAGTATGATACAATTTAAATCATGTAAGTGGAAGAACTTTCTATCCACCGGCGACGAATTCATAGAAGTAAGACTAGACAAATCACCCACCACACTTATTGTCGGCCAAAATGGAGCTGGTAAGTCTACCCTACTAGATGCTCTATCCTTTGGTCTCTTTGGTAAACCCCACAGGGACATTGGTAAAGCACAACTAGTAAACTCTATTAATCAGAAGAAAGCTATAGTTGAAGTAGAGTTTGATATTGGTAATTCTGAGTTTAAGATTGTTCGTGGTATTAAACCTAACAAGTTTGAGATATGGCAGAACGGTAACATGACAAATCAAGCATCTAATATGCGAGATTTTCAAAAGTACTTAGAAACTAACATCTTAAAGCTGAACCACAAGTCCTTCCATCAGGTTGTGGTTCTCGGTAGTAGTTCCTTTATACCCTTTATGCAACTACCAGCATGGAGCCGTAGAGCAGTTATTGAGGACTTGTTGGATATCCAAATATTCTCTAAGATGAATATGCTTCTAAAAGAAAGAAACTCCAAGATCAAAGAAGAGCTTACTGACATCAATCACCAGATTGACTTATATAAGACCAAGATGGATTCACAAACCAAGTACATTAATGATCTGCAATCTATTAATAAGGATATGATAGAACAGAAGCGCCAGTCGGTAGAAGACCACAAGGCTGAGATTACTATACTCTTTGATGATTCCCGAGTTGTCGGTAAGAATCTAACTGTCAGCATCGATGCTGGAGAAAAGGCTCATAGTGTATTTCTGGATCGAATGTCTGATATTAAAACTGCTCAGGCACAGAACAAGGGTAAAATAACGTCACTAGTAAAAGATGCTAGGTTCTTTGAAGACAACGATAGTTGCCCTACTTGCGAGCAAGAGATTGACTCAGATATTAAGACCGCTAAACTTAACATCATCAAGAAGGATGCTGCCTCGGTTCAAAGCGATATCCAAATTATTCAGACAGAAGTTAGTATCGCTGAGAGAGAAGGTGTTGAGATTAAGAACAAGCTCAACGAGCTAAGACAGAGACAGCAACGTATCAATTCAAACAATGATAAGATTTCTGTTATCCAAAGAGAAGTAGATAAGGTCCAGGGCCAAATTGACGGACTCTCAGGCCAGACTGGAGACCTTAAAGGTGCTAAGAATGAATTAGGCCAGTTAAGAGATTCTAAAGATTCTGCTACCGAAAAGAAGCTAGAGTATGTTGAAGAAAGAACATACAATGAAGTTATCGGAGAGATGTTAAAGGATACTGGCATTAAGACTAAGGTCATTAAACAGTATCTACCAGTAATGAACAGGCTAATCAATAACTATCTACAGATTCTGGACTTCTTTGTTGCGTTTCATTTGGATGAAAACTTTAACGAGACTATCAGATCTAGGCATCGAGATTCATTTAACTACGCATCATTCTCAGAAGGTGAGAAGCAGAGAATTGACTTGTCTTTACTATTCACTTGGAGACAGATAGCCAAGATGAAGAACTCCGCCAGCACCAATCTATTGATTCTGGATGAGACATTTGACTCCAGTTTGGACGTGGATGGTGTAGAGAACCTTACCAAGATTCTGAGCACTCTGGATGATGATTCCAATGTGTTCATTATATCTCATAAGGGCGATATGCTAGAGAACAAGTTTCGTAGCAAGATAGAGTTCTTCAAGCACAAGAACTTCAGCCGAATCCGAT